CAAGTGGACGGACAAGTGCATCGTGTTCTTTGATGAGCTTGACCGTGCCATGATGGAGGTGCTCAACGTAGCCCTTCAACTAATCCTCGACCGCAAGGTCAACGGGCATGAGTTCTACGAGTCCGTTCGCATCGTTGCCGCATGCAATGGTGAGTCGGACATCGGCACGACTCAGTTCAGCGAGGCATTAGCCACTAGGTTTACCCATCTGTACATAGCCCACAACTCGTCAGAGAATGTGGACTGCTGGGTCAACTGGGCACGCAAGGAGAAGCTGCCAGCTTACGCGCTTAGCTTCGCCAAGTTTGAGCCCAAGCTGGTGTTCGGTGAGGATGTCTCCTACCCCGAGCGAGCCAAGTCCAATGCTCGCACGTTCGTCACCGCCACCAAGCTACTGGAGAATTGCTTCCGCATTAACACACCGTGGAGCACTAACCCTGCGGTGATCAACCAGTTGATCTACGGATCAATGGGAAGGCACGGAGGCAACAGCCTTATCGCATGGCAACAGAAGAGTGCCGAGTGCCCATCGCCTGAGGATGTCTTCAAGAACCCGAAGAAGGCAAAGCTGCCCAAGCAGCCGGGACTGTACTTCTGCACCGCCCATGTGTTGGTGGATGCCGCAGCCCCTATCAACGAAGAGGGTATATCCGTGGAGGACAGGCGCAAGACACGCGCCTTCATTGAGTACGTTGGCCGTTGGCCAAGCGAATGGAAGGGACAGTTCTGGAACCTAGCAAAGGACAGGCTGACCTATGCCGAGTCAGATGTCTATCGCAAGTGGATGGACTCACAAAAAGTAAACAAGTAATAACTGATAACAAGTAAACAAGTAACCATGTTAATGACACGACAAGAGAAAGCCCTGAAGCGTATCCAAGAGGACGTTGTCCTCGTGCGCGTTCAGATGAAGAAGCCATCGACCGTGAAGAAGTCCGACAGGCTGAGTGAATCAACTGCCATGAGCAAGGGCATTGACGTAGCCAGCGTGAAGACTTCGCTCACCAAGATGAAGCACGACAACCTCGACAGGTACTCCAAGGTACTGTCAGACGCACGCAAGTATCTCGCCTTCCGATCCACCGCCTACGGTGACGATGGATGGCGCATGGTACGGGTTAAGTTCCTGCCAGACATCGAGGCCAAGCTGGAGGAGCTCAAGCTAACTGCTGAGGAGTTGGCCACTACCATAGTCAACGAGGACTACAGTGGTATCGTTGAGGATGCTAAGTCCCGACTCGGGGCTGAGTTTGAGTGGGTTGACTTCCCCACCAAGGAGGAGCTTGCCGCTGGGTTCGGGTTTGAAATCCGAAAGACATGCGTTGAGTCAGGCAAGGACATCCACATCAATGCGGCAGCATCGGTAGTCAGGGACATCCAAGAAGAGATGGACTCCAACGTAGCCGAGGCTGGCAAGAAGGCAGTCTCCGAGGTGGCAGGCAGGATGCAGGCCGTATGCAAGACAGCCATCGAAACCCTTGTCCCCTTTGACAAGGGGCAGGAGAAGCTCAAGCCGCTTGCAGATGAGGAGAAGAAACTCAAGAGGCTCATCAACAACAGAACATCCAAGGCCACAGTCGAGGAGAAGGATGAGGCAAGGGTTCGCATCAAGGAGATACAGGAGGAGCGCAAGAAGTACAGGGTGCGTAACAACGGTCACTCCATTGAGAACGTGAAGGAACTGGTGCAAGTCTTGGACATGGTGAACACCACCGACAACCCCGACATCGAGGCTGTTGGCAAACGAATGGGCAAGGTCTTCGAGAAGTTCACGGGAGACAACGTGAAGAAAGATCCGAAGCTCCGCAAGGAAGCCATCGACGCATCCAAGTCCATGCTGAAAGACATGCAGGACATTGGGTTCATCAAGACTGACTAACGAGCAACAAGTGCACAGCTATACTCACAAGTATTATGAAAATAACACCTGACATATTAAAGGAAGTTGACCAAGAGTTGACTGACTGTTTACGAGAACACGCTGACCTTCGTGAGAAGGCGAGGCTGAAGATTAAGTTCGGCCACGATTACATCTGGGAGTTCCATCCCATTGGTGTGATATGGGTGGCCAAGTGGAAGGTGGTTGAGGACAAGAACATCCCAACCATGTGCACGAACGGCAAGCAACTCAGGTACAACCCTGACTTTACTGCCGAGCGATCAGTGGGTGCAGTCAAGTGGATCATTCTCCACGAGGCCATGCACCTGCTGCTGGGACACCATGTTCGCAGGGGACACCGACACCCCAAGGCATGGAACGTTTCGGGTGACCTCGCTATCAACTGGCTGATCAAGGAGTACGCCATCAAGTTGGATGTATTCGATGAGCTCTTCCATGAACTTGGATGTCTCATGCCCCGCATGGGTGAGTACACCAAGATGAAAGAGGGAGAGTCAGCCGAGTATTACTATCGTCGCATCGAGCAGGATGCCCTTGACGAGATAACCGAAGACCAACCCACAGGTAAAGGTGAGCCATGTGAGGATGGAGAGGAAGGCGACAAGGGTGAGCCCGGTGAAGGTGGTGAGCCAAGCGAGCCCGGTGAAGGTGAGAGCGAGGGTGATGCCAGCCCTGACTCTGACAGCACCGAGGACGGTGATGCCAGTTCAGGTAGTGCATTGGATGACAAGCTCGACGAGATAGCCGAGCGATCAACCATCATCGGTGACGTTGAGGACAGCCCGACCATCGAGGAGGAGGGCAAGGACATAGCCGAGCAGGAGTACGAGCAGACAGCAACCCAAGCCGTGGTGATGATGAAGGAACAAGGCAAGGGTGCAGGGTTCGGCATGTCGATCATCGAGGACATGATCGAGAAGAAGGCAGTCAATGACTGGCGCAAGCTGCGCGAGAAGATCACCAAGCTGACCATCGGTGGCCGCTACTACAAGCGACCACATCGGAGGCGCAGCAACGGTAACATTATACTTCCAAGTAATAGATCAAAGGGTAAGACCACTGGCGCGATAGTGGTGGACACCTCAGGGAGTATGGGCACGCATGAAATGGATGAGGCATTCGTCCAGTTGTCTGGCCTGCTAAGAGAATGGCCGAAGGCTGTGGTGACCATGATCCAATGTGACTCGATCATCCACGACAGGGCGGTCAAGGTCTACGACTACAACGATCTGCCGCTACGGATTCCGCGTGAGTGGCTGGGCCGTGGAGGTACGGAGATGCAGCCCGGAGTCAACTGGTTGGCCGAGCGCAGGCAGGACTTTGACTGGGCCATCTTCATCACCGACATGGGGTTCAGTTGGGGTGCACTTACAGAGAGCGGCATCCCTACGTTCTTTGTCGGAGTGAACGCCAGCCCTGACATCGTCATGCCTCAGAGAACATACGATTACATCCCCGTAATCGTGGAGTAAGCCCTATGACAATCGAAGAAAAGCGAGAAGCTATAGCGGAACACACATGGGAAAACACAGACGACAAATGCTTGAGGCAAATACTGAGAGAAGGGTTTGAAGGCTGGGATAACATGAGCAATGCAGACATCGAGGAAACATACAAAGAGATATTCGACAACAACAACACACAACAAGTAACACAGTAACGGAAAGAAAATTATTATGCCAAAGAACAATAAAGAAATTAAAGAGCTTGTAGAAAGCTGGAACTGGAACTTAGGCATCTTTGAAATCTATGATGAGATTAAAGATTGGCCCACCGAAGTCCAAACCAAGGTACTGAAGAGGTGTGTGAAAGTTTTTGGAGACGAAAACAAAAACTTTAAAGACCTTTCATACCACTTAAACGCAGACCTTTAACAGTTAACCAACAACAAGTAACACAGTAAACAACATGAGTGATAACATAACAGGAAGCATGGTTGGCAAGAGTGCCAGCGCAAACGCAAAGGCATCAGCAGCAAAGGTAATAGCCGATAAGGTTGGCATGCTGCTGGATGTAAGAGGGTTCATGGTGACCAAGCAGGAACCGTATAGTTCAGACGCAGTATACGGTGCAAAGTTTACCATTGAACATGAGTGCAAGTTGACAGAGGGCAGACAGATCGAGGCTAGGTACGGCCCCGGTGACGATACGTTCTGGATACGGTTTGACTTCCCCTCCTTCATAGACGTTGACGATAACTTGCGACCCGTTGCACCAAGCCGCTGGCGAATGGACTACATCGAGGCTTCGCCTAACCCAGAGCTCTATTCTGAGGCGACAAAGAACCTCTGCGAGAAACTCCTTGAGGTGTGGGATGACACCGTGATGAAGAACATCGCAAAAGGACGCCGCTACCTGCGAGCATCTGACAACCCAAGCCCTATCACGGACGTGACCAAGGGGGTTAAGTACATTGAGGGTGTGTGGGATCAGTACACCCGAATGTTCCGAGTGCACAAGGCTAAGGCCAACCTACTGGAGTCGGAGGCTAAGAAGATGAAGGAGTACATCAGCGGTATGGAGAAGGTCTTCAAGGGTAGCCACACCCACTCACAAACATACGGCGACAAGTTATCCCGAAGCTACAAGACGGACAACCTTGGGGAGATCATGGTTCAGATGGACTACGCCTCCAATGGCAGCGTTGGACTGGACTCAGTTACAGTTCCGAAGGGCAGAGCGACGGCCTTTCTGAAGCACATGCTCAGGTGGAAAGGATAATCATGGACGAGTACACAGTTAAGTTAACACCGAGGATGAAGGACAGCCTCAAAGCCCACAGCTTACAGCGTTGGCTGATCAAGGCTGAAGCAGACGGTCAACCATACTGGACGCACACCATTGCTCATATTATTGAGCAGGTTTGTGAACAGAATAATGTGACACCGCTCCCCCATAACGACGAAAGGCAAACACTATGGCTAAGTTAAAAGTGAGAACACCAAAAGAGATAGAGGATTATGTAGCCAAACAAGCACCAAAGGTGAAAGATATTATAAAGGATAGATCATTGCGCGAGGCGGTTGGCTTAGCGATAGCCAGAAAGCTCGGAGCCCTTACAGAAAAAGAGAGAATAGTTCTACTGGGAAGGGCGTCAGGCCGAACGCTTGAGTCTATCGGTAATGAAATGGGCTGCACCAAGCAGTGGATTTCTTATATAGAAATCAGGGCCAACGCAAAGTTAGACAAGTCCTACCGAGGCAAGGCAAGGGCTAATGCTGAAACGGAGCATGAGTACACCTTGATGTTAACCCCAATGGAAAAGCGGGCCATAATGAAAAGCAGGGAGATGAGAAAACTTGCAAAAGCAGGCAGCCTTTATCAAAGGAGAGCAGTCTTGCAGATCATTATGGCAATCACAGAATACGATGATGAAACCACCACGACACACCACACACGTTAGGCTCGACACTGAGTTCGAGGGGACAAAGCGGTTTGCATTGCAGCCGATCAAGGACATGGACTGCTTGAAGGGTAGCCCGGGTAGGGTGACCTACCTCAAGCAGTTGCATGGCAAAGATAAGTATAAGGAGTTGGCCACATTCGACTTCGATGGAACGTGGCCCTTGGTAACTGAGGAACAGTTGCAGAATAACAACAAGTAAACAATAACATGAAACATATAGAACAACTGCAAGCCACCAATGATAGTGACCTTGCAATGAAAATAAACAACTCGTTTGTCAATGAGATAGCCATTGAGTTGATGGCTCTTAACGAGCCAGTAAAAGTTAAGCCAGCAACTAACATGTGCGGCGATGACAATATCTGCTGGCAAGATGGTCGCCGTGTGTGGGTAACACCACACTCATACTCACAATGGCATGCTCCAAAGGGGATGATTCAAATCGGTGGAGAGCCTGCCCAGCCCCTGACGAACGCAAAGCTGCGATGGGAGGGGGGTAACTGTTCAGTCAGGGACTACCATCCCGGGGAAATGAAATGGGAGCCCGAGAGAGTCACATGGTCAAACATCCTTGGGTACAACGAGCGTGGCTGGAGCCCCGCAATCAATGTCAGCGAAAAGAAAACACCTGCCAAGATTGCCAAGGAAATCAAAGGCAGATTCATGGACAGGTACATGGAGCAGTGGCCCAAGTCTGTTGAGATAAGAGACGCCAAGGACAAGAGTCACAACGAATACATGGCCAAGCGCAAGCTACTGGATGACAAGCTCAAGGTTAAGTGGAGCCCCCATAGTCAGGAATCGTTCAGGGTTGAAGGGTTAAAGATGCTCGACTTCCACCTGCACCTTAGCGGAAACGTCACCCTCAAGTTAAGGAGCATCAAGTCAGACAACGCCATCAAGCTGATCGAGTACATGAAGCAGATCGCAGGCGAAGGAGGTGAGCTATGATTAGTCAAAAATATACAGACGAATACGAAGTGTCGGACGCCTGCCCTGAGGCAATGCAAGTTGGAGGGAAAGCGGAGTTCGATGAGAAGTTTGAGAAGTGGAAAGTTAAACAGGCAAACATTAAGCCAACATGGCGATGGGTAAAGGAGGACGAAGAATGAGTAAGTTCATGGTAACACTAAGGCGTAAGGACACTCGACACTATGAGGTCGAGGCAAAGAACAGGAACCAAGCACGGCGACTGGTTGAGCAGCGCGTGGTTGGTACATCACTCGACTGTCGAGAGGACTACGGCGAGGAGATCAATGACAAGTCCCACCCCGATGAGCATCAAGACTACATCACCAGCGTGGAACCAGTCGCACGGGTAACAGCATGAAGAAGCTATTACTTCTCGCACTAATCCCTGCCCTGCTACTGGTGAACGTGTCGGCAGATAAGGTGGTGGCCAGCTACTACCATGACAAGTACCAAGGCAGGCTGACAGCCAGCGGGGAGCCGTTCGACAACGGAGCCCTGACAGCGGCGCACCGTACCCTCCCCTTCGGGACGAGAGTTCGGGTTGCGATAACCAAGGAACGGTTCGTGGTTGTGACGATCAATGACCGAGGCCCGTTCATTAAAGGAAGAGAGATCGACCTAAGCCAAGCCGCCTTCAAAAAGTTGTGTCAACTGGAGGCAGGTTTGATTAAGGTGCGGCTCACAGTATTAACAAGTAACAAGTAAGGAGCTAACATGAAATATTATTACCACAAGTACAGGACATCTTCCGGGATAACGACAAGGAACGGGAGGATACACAGAACAAGATCAGGTAAGCCCGTGATGAACTACTCCAAGTGGAGAGAGTTGCTGAAGGGCTCCAAGTTTGAGGACTTCTACAGTGCCGTTGACTCGGTGCGAAAGGTGGGCCAAGTATTGCACAGGCAGGACGCCGTGGTGTTTGGCGGCAAGGTGCTGCTTACATCGCAGGACTTAACCTACCTAACGAAAAGACAAATCGCAGCAATAGGCTACGATACAGCTATCGCGGATAAGGGAGTTAAAATGAGAAAGGAAACAGTATGAGTGAACGACCATCACAGGTAGAACTGCAAGGCAAGTTACAGGAATATATCCTTGAGAGAATTAACGCGAAGGGCTTCTTCTTTTCGCGGGGCAACAAGGACAACAGATCAATCAATGCCTTGCAAAAAAAGGGTCTTGTAAAAACTGATGTGCATACAACCCCAAGCGGCCAACGGATTAGGAAGGTAACACTTAAAGAGAAAGAAGCATGAAAAAATACAGAACAATAAACACGTTTGAAACATTCGGTGATGAAGTCCCAATAGAACATGACACACTTGATGAGGCGATAGAATGTGCCTTGTCTGGTGCGGATCAAATAGTTGAAATGATAACTGAAAACACCCCCCCTTACCTCAAGAGGGATGGCGACCACATAGTTATCGAGGAGGAGCACGGGAGCAGTAGTCAGGCAGGCTGCTCGCATGAGGTAGAATGGTGGAATGAACTTTACGAGGATGTAAAAGAGATAGGAAAGCTGCCTGTTGATGGATACAGGGTAGAGGGAGCCGCCCGTTCAGTCATAGACCGATTGGTTTCTACCCCTAACTTCAACGGCGAAGCCATCCCTCTTCAAATACAAAAGCTCAATGAAGAAAGCGGTGAGTACGACGGGCCAGAGTTCCAAGCCTATGAGAGAGGCGAAGGGTTCGGGGGTAACAGGACGATAAGGGTTAACTGGTAATATGACAGCAGAACAAATAAAGGAAGCAATACAAGAAAGCCAAGCGCGAAACA